GTGTCGGTGCTGCTAACCGCGCAATCCATCAGCCACGAAAGCCCGGTATCGCCCCGGCATTCCGATTCCAGCGCCCACTTTTCAAGATACCGCTTCGTCGCCCCATTGATCGTGCGGCGGACATGGTAATAAACCGAATCTTCTTCCGTGCCCGGCAGAACCATCGCCCTTTCAACGGCGCTGTTCGTGCCGGTGTCCGTGACCCATTTAGACCACGCAAGCACTTCCTCTTGCGGCTCATAGGTCAGAATAGCCACAGTACCATCGGCAAGCACGCAATGAATGCGGGTATCAGGCTGGCGCTGAATGGCGATCGAAACGACGCCGGAATTCAGAATATCCTGTGCAAGGATCGTGAGTTCCGTAGATTCGTAATCGTTCAACGCCTCCTGGCTGACGCCGAAGCCGTACATGTAGAGCCGCTTCTGGCTCCGCTGGACGAATAGACCTTTGTTGTCGAGTTTCATCGCCCGCAAGCTGGCGGAGCCTTGCGTCGAGAACGCGCTTGCCGCCGCGTTGGATGGCGTCAACGTCTCGTCAAGAGAGGACGCCTTGATGGCGATTTCACTGCCCGTGGTGCCGGCGATCAGACGCAGCAGGGAAAGCAGATATTGAACCGTGTTGACCGGGCCAGAACCGAGCGTGCGCGAGATCGGCGCCGACTCCCCTTCAATCTCGTCGTCGAAGTTCTCGTAATCGTCCGATGCGCTCAGCCAGATATTTGCATTGCCGGCGTGCCCAAGCCGCCCTTCGTGCAAGGCTACGGCAGACGGATAACCGCGGCGCGCCGACCATGCACCCTCGCGCCAATTCTCAGATGATCCTGTGTCGGAGAAGTTCTCCAGGACCTCGACATCAACCTCTGTGTTGCTGCCGTAACCCGTTACGCGCGCCGTGCCCGTGACGGAGCCGTTCTGATACGTCACCAAAACCGTCGCAACGCCGCTCGTATAAGAAGACATGCGCATACGATAAAACACCGTGACATTATCGTCTCGGTCATCAATGACGGTCGTAAACGTGCCGGTGTCCTGGGCGCTGCCAGATGTCACGTAATCAGATGTCACGCGCTTGAAGCCGAAGTCTTTGCCGTCGAACGAGCGCTCAATGGTGATCTGCCCGCTATAAGTGCCGAGCGCGGAAACCGTCAGGCGTCGCTCGTTGGTCGTTCCCGGCGTTCCCGTATCAGAGATACCGGTGACCTCAATGACATCCGACTTTGCATCACCGCGGCCGAGCAACCACCTTCCGGATTGGCCTTCGTGCGTGATCTGGAAAAGCGCCCCGACATGAGACGGGCTGAAGAACGGCTGATCAGCCTGCATCTGCGTGTTGCCGTATTTCGCGGCGATGCCCAGCTTGGCCTTGGATGTTTTCCCTGCCAGAAATGGGCCGTTGTCTGGCGCATATTCGACCACAGACCAGGAGCGGCCGGTTCCGCGGCGCTCAATCTTGTGCGGCTTTACGCCCTCGCAGTCGACATAAACTACGTCTGCCGATTGGTCGAAGCGAACGTTATCGACGTCCGCAGCCCCCCATGGCGTGGTGAGTTCGACCGTGCCACTATCTCCGATGCTGATCTTCTGAACGATGCGATCGACCTGATCATAATTTTTAAGGACGACATAGAAATCACCGCTCGGGACAAATGCAAGGTTGTGGTAGCCCGTGCCTAGATCCGATTCCGTGATATAATCATCATTGTCGGCCGAGGAACCAGCACGTAGGGTCACCGGCCCGCGCGAGATCTGGATGTCAAGCGAATGCTCAACGTCCCGGTCTCCGGTATCGACGACAACCCGCTTCTGCAGTTTGGAAACGGTGCCCCTCGCAGTCGGGTTCATGATGAACTGCTGCGATGCGCCGCCCGTGTCGAACATCTCGACCTCGGCGATGGTCAACTGCTTTGAGTTGTTGCCGGCGACGTTACCCGTGTCTACAGCCGTGACATAGAGGCGCCAATGCCGACGCTTTTCAATGGTGCCGGTGTCTGCCCCAGGTGGCGTGAACGTCCGCTTTTCGCTAACGGCCCAATCGATTTGACCGGTGCGCTCATCCTCAAGCGTCCATTTCCCGGTATCCGTTGCGAAGGTGCCCGTGTCGAAATTACCGGTGAGCAGGCGCCAAGACCGCGGCGCATTGTCGACAAGGTTTGCAGCATTACCGCTTCGGATAGAGTATTCCGCGACGGCGACGTAATTGCCCGTCACGGCACCCGTGTCAAAATCAACGTTCCACCAACTTGGAAGACTGTTGTTGAGAATGCCAGTATCGTTCCAGACTGTCGTGTTGCTCCGATCCGCAGCGTTCCACGGACGGCCGCCGAACGTAACGCCCTCATTGTTAGAGGAAGATGCAGTGATCTCGACTCGGTTCGTCGTCTGGGCCGTCATCTGCGGGATAACGGAAGAGGTTTGCGTCGTAACCGTGCCGCCGCTTGAAAGATCATCCCAGCCGGTATCGCTAACGCTCAGCGTGGTTGCTACACGCGGCCGAGACATCGGCACTTCAAGCCCCGGTGCGACCGGCGTTTCCCAAGTGTTGCCGGTATCGCTCGGCAGCCAGACACGCATTACGTTGCTGGTCAATTCAAGGAGTGCCAGATCAGACGTTGATGCGACAAACTCCACCCACGCGGCGCCCGTATCGTTGATCGACGAGCCGAGATATTTGGTCCCCGGACGCAGGATCATCGGCCCCTGCGTCTTCGGCAGGAAGTTGGTCATCACCTCCGCAGACAGCCGCGTGCGGTCCAGATCGGTGCGCGCAAGCGAGGTCTTGGAGATCAGGCCCCTATTGAAACGAAAGGAGAGGCGCATACGCAGTAGCCATCCTCTCACCTCCTTTCCGATTGAAACACCGCACCAAACATTATATGCTGCACATATAGGGTTAAATGTGGTGTAGATTGATGAATACGAAAGCTTCCTTAGTCGGCCAGCGCTTTGACCGACTTGTCGTTATTGAGCACTCAGGCAAAGACAGCAGGGGGAATTTTCTCTGGCGTTGTCGATGCGACTGCGGGAACGAAAAGACCACCCTTGCGACTAATTTGCGAACTGGCCGTGTTCGTTCGTGTGGTTGCCTCTTCCGGGAGTCATGTCACAGGCCAAAGCGCCGGCACGGCCATTGTGGCAATCCCAATATTGGAGAAAGGCCGTCTCCAACCTACGGGGCGTGGAAGAACATGATCGCGCGGTGCACGCAGCCGAGTTACCCTTCCTATGAGCATTACAAGAAACGCGGCATCACCGTCTGCGAGCGCTGGCGTTTCTCGTTCGAGAATTTCCTTGCCGACATGGGAGAGCGGCCCGGTGGCTTTCGCGAATACACTCTAGAGCGCATTGACAATGACCGAGGCTATGAGCCGGGAAATTGCGAATGGGCGACTTGGGAGACGCAAGCCAGCAATAGAACCGACAACAGCGGCGAGCGTAACCCCGCCGCCAAACTGACGGACGCGCAGGTAGTGGCTATTCGTGCGGATACCAGAACACAAGCAAAAATCGCGGCCGATTATGGCGTTAAGCAACAACAGATCAGCCGCATCAAGAGCGGAAAGCGACGTGCGAAGTCTTAGCCCGTCAGTCTGCCGCGGTTGCCACGGTCGCCCCATCCGGAGCGGCCATAGCGCGATTCCGTCCATGAGCCGGCAGGCTTGAACTTCGGATTCGGTTCGTCCATCGCGTCCTTGTTCTTGGCGTTTTTCCGCGCCTTGTCGCGCTTCTTCTCCAGCATGTCCCACAGGCCCTTGTCCTGCGTCAGTCGCATGCAGACACGAACAGCAAGTTCAAGCTCGACATAGCGCACGAACGATGTCGGCCAGCGCGTCAGGTCAAGCCCGAGCCCGGTATCGTCCGAGACATAGCGGACATAGATCGGCGTGGTGTCCGCCGACCAGAAATTCGAATCGTCGTAATACTGCATCAGCGGGTAATGCAGGTATTCATCGCCGGAAATGGCATAGGTGCGCACCCAATCGGATGGCTTGGCGAATACCTTCGTATAGCCGAAGTTCGGCGTCACGCCGGTATCCGCGTCAAGCTGCACCGTTTCCATGGCGAAGTTCCAAGACCCCGCCTCCAGGCACTCGGCAACAACTTCATCATATACGTCGTCCAACGCGCGGCGCGCCTCGACGTTCTCGGTCGTCAGGACTTTCCTGCTCCCTAATTCATAAAGGGCGCCGGTGTACAACTGCTGCCGTGTAGCCATGGCTTGTTACCCTATGGTCTGTTCGATCCAGGCGATTGCGTCTTCCTTCTTCGGAAGACCTTCCGCGACAATCTGCTTGTCCGACTTGCGGATGACATCGAAGCCGCGGCGCCCGACGTTCCAACGGATATCGAACTTGCCGGTATCCTCGACCTCTTGCGGGCCGAGCGGCTTGTATTGGATGACCTCTGCGTGCAGGGCCATCTTCTCGACCGCGCGAACGTAGAGTTCCGCGTAGAAGGCGTGATCCTGCGTGCGGACTTCGATGACGGTGCCATCCTGCGGCGGAATGCCGTTCAGCTTGTTGCCGACGAGGAGATGCGCGACCTCCGACCACGCCTCTGGCGCGAGGATATCGTCGATCGTCCAGCCGACCGGAAGCGTGACCGAGCGGCGCCCATAGGCGTGCTCTGCCAGTTGAAACGTGCTTTGCTTGACCTTCTTGGCCTGCTCTTCGGGTTGAATTTTCGCTACAGCATTCATGCGGGTTTCTCCGTTGAAAAAGGAAGCGGGCGACCCGAAAGCCGCCCGCCATGTTTGTCAAAATCAGCCCGTATCGCCGACGAGCGTGCCGGGGCCGGTGGTCCCTTGAGTTGCACCGGTATCTTCGAGATCACCGAAGGACGTACCGTGAACAACGAAGGTCGTCTGACCGTTGTTCGCCTGAACGAACATGAAATCGCCCTTGCGGACGCCCATGTCGTAGGCATTGGCGAAGAAGCCGGCCGCATCGACGACATCGGAGAGAGCCCCGGTGTCGTGATAGTGCCAGGTCCGGCCGCCGGTGATGCCCTGCGAGATGAGCTTCATGCGGTCTTTGCTATAGGTGGTCATGTTTCATCCCTCCTATCAGAGTGCGGAAGCATCATGCAGGAACTGCACGATACCGGCCTGTTGCAGCATTACGGCGCCCGTGAAGGACGACGCGCGAGCGTACGAGTAGTCCTGCTCGTCATCGTAGCCGATCGC